TTTAGCACTCCAACCTTCAACTGTATCAGCGTTTCTGATTAACATATCTAAGATTTCAAGATCAATTTCCATTGAAATGTACTCACTTAAGATAGAAGTTAATTCTGCTTCAGCGTCAATTGAATGATAAGCATTTAAGTCTTGAGCGAACTCAGGAGTCCATTGTGCTTTCAATTTACGTGTTTTAGCAGCAACTGTGTCAGATCTTAATTGAACATTGATTTCAGGGATTTCAATTCCTGGAGTTCCAACATTAAATGAAGTATCTTCAAAATCACCTCTATCGTTTAAGTTATCTGGTCCTTTTTGGTAAGTTACTGTAACATTACCTTGATGTGCATCTGCTACTGGTAATTTTACAACAAATTCTAATGCACCACCATTAACTCTTGTATACTGTGGGAATTGTGTCATTGAAGATGAATTTTGTAGTTCAACTTTAAATGCTCTAACTCCTTCAGGATCAAAATCTGTTAATGCTCCTGTTGGGAAACTTAAAATATTAACAGTTTTACCTGTAGCTGCACCAAAGTTACCTGCGTGTGAAGCAGAGAATTCAGTATCGCCATTTAAAATTCCTAAGAAAGTAGCTGATGAAGTAATACATTGTGTACCACCTACTGTTGCTAAGTGAGCTACTGCTGATGATGTAGTTTCCATTGAGAAATCAAATTCACCTGCACCATAAAGACCTTTATTGAAATTACCATCAGTTCTTTTAAGGTCTGAAGTAGCACCATAAAGTGATTCATTTGCTGCTTTAAAGTTACCTGCTGCTCCATATTGGAAGTCAAGATAGAAAATTAATCCTGCTGGTAAGTTCATTGGTTGTACCGAAACTAAGTCTTTAGCTACGATTTCACCAAATACTCTTCTCACTAAAGGAAGAGCTACACCTGCCCACGCTTCTGAATTACCAGTCGAAATTGATGTACCAGTTCCTGTAGAGGAAGCCTCGTTTACCAATTGTTTTGCTTGGTTTTCCAAAAGAATAGCCATGTTGTTTTGTTCTGTAGAAGAGTTGATTCCCTCTAAAAGTCCTGATTTTTCCCATTTACCAGCTAATTTAGCTGATTGCTCGGAAAGAACTTGGTAAGGGTTTGCGCCTTCTAATAAATGATTTACATTGTCCATTTTTGTAATTCTTTTTTAATTATTGATTTATTTTAATATTTGCTAATTTTTGAAAACGATTTACCATATTATCAGATTCAGCAATTACTTCTTTTTTAGGAGCTGTAGATGTTCCTGCAGCTTTAGAAGCCATTCCAAAATTTTCTTTTAATGATTTCGTTTTAGATTTTGCAGATGCTTTCTTTGATTTAGCAACATCGAAAGTATCTTTAATTGTTTCGTAAATTAACTTAGCTTCTTTAGCACTTTCAGCTTTATCTAAAGTTTCAACTACACGTAGTTTTTGTCCTTCATCTAAAGTATTTGCTTTAAAAATTCTGTTAACATACAATAATTTAGAATTTAATAAATTAACTTCGTTAAGTTCAGTAGTTTTAACTTCGAGGGCTGCTTTAGTTTCTTCAAGTTCTGTTTTTAAAGCTTCATACATACCTTCTGCTGTTATTGCTTTTTCAACATAAGCTTTCCATCTATCACTATTAATGATATTAGGATGAGCTCCTGCTGCTTTAGCTTTAGCTTGCCAGTCTTCATAAGAAGATGCTGATTTTGCTAAGTCACGGAGATTGTCACTTACATCAGTGTTTTTTCCTCCGAATGATCCCCCTGTAACAGGGTTTACATTACCAAATGCTTCTTCAACTTCTTCGTTAACTTCGTCTTCTTCGTTTTCGTCTAAATTATTAATTTCTTCAAGAAGAGCATCTAGATTAAAATCTTTATCCTCATTTACATATTCAGCTTTATAAGTAGGGTCATTTGCCTCCTCAGCTTTGTAAATTGGACGAGCTTCATCTAATTTATCTTCTTCTTCGTCTTTTTTAGCTTCATCTAAATCTTCGTCTTTAGCCTCGTCCATAGTATCTTCATCTTTGTCCTTAGCTTCATCTAAATCTTCATCTTTAGCTTCATCGACTGTTTCTTCTTTTGAGTCATCACCTTCTTCTAATTCTAATTCGTTAAGAATTTCTTCCAAATCTATTTCCTCATCTAGATCTCCTTCCATTTCCATACCTGTGGTTTCATCCATTTCTTCGTCCATGTATGTTTCATCCATTTCTTCGTCCATGTATGTTTCATCCATTTCTTCGTCCATATAGTTTTCGTCTAAATCCTCTTCTTCATTTAATTCTTCAGATAATTTAGCAGATAACATAGATTGAAGTTTTGGTGTGAAAGCTTCTTCTAGTGCGGCCTTAGCATTTGCAAGAGCAACTTCACGAACTGCCTTAGCGTCAGCGATAGCCTCTTTTAAAATGTCGTTTGCCATTTTTTTTGGTTTTTTCTCTTTCGAGTCTCGTTAATTAATTGTACGGGAAGTAAGGTTATTAGGAACCTTAATAGGGTTATAAAT